CTTAACATAATCAACATATTCTTTACTATTAAGAGCAAATTTCTCTAACTTGTAAGGCTTGTCAATCGGTAATTCTAATTCAGTTGGTGTGCTGTTATATGCTTTCTCTAACATACTAATTTCAAATAATTCATTCTGATAATAACCACCAATAATTTTTTCTATAGAAGAAAATCTTTTATTATTAGCTATGTTTGTGATAAGTCTCATATCTTGAGTGTCATCACCTTTGCTAGCATAATCATTTGACTTATTATCAGATATGTAACGGTATTTGTTCTTCTGAAGCGTCTCTCTATTATCTAATGCTTTTTTAATTATGTCTTGAATAGTCACAAAATTAAACTGCTGTGTATCTTCAAAAAAGATGTAAGTAAATTTTGTATCAGGTTCAGATGATACTGCTTGTTTAGCAAGCCACTGAATTGCCTGGAAAGGTCTAAGGTTAGGAACAATTATTTTTCTTACTAATGATGTCTGTTCTTTAACAAAAGGTTTTGTTATTTTAAATTTTTCTTCTGTCTCATCACCAATATATTCTTTAAATAATTGTTCCGCACTGTTTTCTATCTGATCATAAAAGGCGTGTGAGACATACTTCTTAGTATTAGCAAGAAAATAAGGTGATACAAGATCTAAAATAAATGACATAGATCTTGCTCTATCATCTAATACTATATTACGAGCACCTTTTATGATAAACTTTATTGTTTTAGCATTTGATGCGCTGTAACCAGATGTTGCTGGACTTTCTTGTTTATAATAAACTGTAACAATCTCTTCACCAGTAAGAGGGTAGTTAACAAACAAACCTATCTGATCATTAATAAGCATTTCTGCTTTAATGACAGGTTCAAACATAGATTGAAAAATAGTTAGTTCAACAAACTGAGGTAGAATATTTAAAGGTGTCTCGTCACTCTCAAATTTTGTTAAAGTAACACTTTGTATGTTAATATTTAAAGGATTAAGATTAGCCATTATTAAAGAGTTCTTTGAACTGTATAGTAAAATCGTTAATGTAAGAAGCTCTTAACAACTTAATATCTCTTTTTGATTCGTTAATTTCACTCTCATAATCAAAAACACTTTTTGCAGTCCAGCCTGATGGACTGCCCATCAGTTGGTATGTTGAAGGGGTCATTGTGTAATTATAAGAATTAATCTCACCCTGAGTATCTGATGGTAAACCAGTATAGTAGTAGTGTTGTACTTGACCAGTAAGAGAGTATGCTGGTACACCATATTTCTTTTCTAAGTATGCAATGAATTGTTTGTCTTCCATAACCCAGTCTTTATATGGATCTACTATATTATTAATTAAATAAACAACCCAGTCATAAGACGCATCTCCGTATTGTCTGTAAGCAATCTGATCTGCTCTTTCACTATCTTTTACTGTGTAACTAAAAAATGTTCTATAGTCGTTAAGATACTTGTCAATTAGGTCACCTTCGACTAAAAGGTGAGTTGCTTTTGTGTTATTATAATTAATATATGGATAGTAATTAAAAATAGACATTTAGATCTCAATTTTTAAAAAATATTGGTTCATCTGAAGGCTTTTGACCAGTAAAAGTATTTCTTGTTTGAATATCTATTTCTTGAAATGCTATAGATAGTTCAGTAGATACAGGTTGACCATCAGTAAAGAAAGCAGGTGCACCTGAAGCAGCATTATTGACATCAAATCTAGTTATAAATGACTCTCTTACTTTAGGCATATTTTTTGCTGCAGCACCAAGCACAAAATCTAACGTAGCAATATCAGGATATTCTAAAGCAAATCCTGAACCAATAACTGTAGGATGCATTGCTATTTTTATACTCTCAATAAGTGAATTTAGCACTCTTGCTTCTTGTTCTGACTTAGGTGCAAGCTTCCATGTAAATTGATAGTTCTTAAGACGCACACCTTCAAATAAAGTTGTAAGGTGAGGGTTACGAACCATACCTACTTGTTGCTGAAAGAAACCACCAAGACCTGTACCAGAGATACCAGGTGTTAATGCTGCTGCTTTCTTAGCAATATCTGATACCATTGCACTTGATAGAGTACCTTCATTATATTCATTATACATCTTTTCGGCAACTGATTTACCAGCAGCATACAACTCACCTAATGTATTAGTAGTAAGCATACCTAGAATATCCATCGATGTATCATTCACTTGGATATTGAATGAGTCAGTAAGATTTTGAGGAATAGGTAACCTGATATAAGTGTCTAAAGATATGTCTGTAGTTGAGCCTGGTGTAGGTCTCGAATACTTTCTTAATCCTAGAACTGTATAATACTGAGGTTGCTCTTCTGGAAATTCAAAGCGTTTAGTAGCCATTGTTGCCCCTATAAATATTCTTATTATTTATACGGTATTTGAACATGTCATACAAAGGTAGATTTAAACCTAAATTTCCTGAGAAATATAAAGGCAATCCAACTAATATAGTCTATAGAAGTCTCTGGGAATTAAGATTTATGAGACACTTAGATCAGGATTCTAGAGTGGTGCAATGGGCATCAGAAGAGATTATAATACCTTATGTTAGTCCTATTGATAATAGGATTCATAGGTATTTTCCAGATTTCTGGCTTAGAACTAAAGATGCAAATGGTGTAATAAATACTATGATAATAGAAATTAAACCATATAAGCAAGTTAAAGAGCCGGTACGTCAAGACAAAATGACTCGTAGATATATCAATGAAGTAAAGACATATGGTATCAATACTGCTAAATGGAAAGCTGCTGAGAAGTATTGTTTAGATAGAAGCTGGCAATTTAAAATTTTAACAGAAAAAGATTTAGGATTAGATAAAAATTAATGCCTATTTTTACAGACATTTTAAAAAATGGTAGAACCGATCTTAAAAGTTCTGGTATTAACAAGCCTGGATCTTTAGACGCACGAGATTGGTATAGAGATAAAGCAAGAGAAGTTCGTAGTGTTAAGGTTGAATCTCTTATAAGATCAAACCCTGAATATAATAGAACGTTTGTCCGTCCTGGATTGATGTATCTGTTTGGATATGATCCTAAACTAAAAGAAACACTCCCATATTATGATAAGTTTCCTCTTATATTTCCTTTTGAAGATCAAGGTGAGAGTTTCCTAGGAATGAATCTACACTATTTACCTCATATCTATAGAGCCAGATTAATGGATCTGTTATATGAGCTAGCCAGTGATACCAAGTTTAATGACAAGACTAAAATAAGAATGTCTTATAATTTACTTAATTCTGCTGCACGCTATAAATATTTTAAACCTTGTGTAAAGAGATATTTACATAGTCATGTAACTACTAGATTTTTATTAATACCTTCTAATGAATGGGATGCAGCTTTATTCTTACCATTAGAGAGATTTGCAAAGAATACTAAAGGCAACGTCTACAGAGAATCAAGAGAGTTTATAAATGCCCTTTAATGTCAATGAGATGCTGGCAACTATTAATGCTGTTGGTGGTTTAACCAAAGCATCTAAGTTCTTAGTAAGAATAACTCCTCCATCTTCGTTAAGAAATAACATAAACGAAGACTTTACATTTCTTTGTGATAGTGCTCAGTTACCTGGTATATCTTGGCAAACAGATGACATTAAGATGGCAGGATATGGTAACGTAGAAAAAAGACCATATGCTACTATGTTCCAAGATGTACCTTTAACATTCTTTAATGACTCGGACGGTAAAGTATTAAAATTTTTCCATCTCTGGATGCAATCAATTTATAACTTTAATGATAAAACAAACCCTAATGCATCTGCACGAGGTCTTGCTCCTAACTCGTTTCAATATCCTAAATCTAATACTGACGGGTCAGGTGGGTATTATGGTACAGTTGAAATAATGCACTATGATGATAACAGTGATACTATCATTACATATGAATTAGATGAAGCATACCCTATTGCAATAGGTGATGTACAGGTTGATTGGAACCAAGAAAACAATCTACTAAAGATACCAGTAACTTTTACTTACACTTATTGGTCAGCAGAAACATTAGATCCTGGTACAGTTGATTACAGATCTGAAACTAGAGCTAATGCTTTAGAAAGCACACAAACACGTATAGATCAAGATTTACAAGACATAAGAGAAGCAGTTAGTTATACTTCACCATCTAATGTACAAAGAAGAGCTAACTACTACGCGAGTTTTATATCATTTTTATAATAAGGAAATTGTGAAATGGCGCTACCTAAAATTAAGCACCCAACATATGCTATTACTATCCCTTCTACCAAACAAGAAATTAATATTAAACCTTTTACTGTAAAAGAAGAAAAGCTTTTACTTATGGCTAAGTCTTCAGAGAAAACTGAAGATGTGATAAGCTCTATTAAACAAATAGTAAAAAACTGTATCATAGAACCAGTAGACGTCGATAAACTAGCTACATTTGATATTGAGTATATCTTTATCAAATTGAGAGCAAAATCTATAGGTGAAGTAGTAGAGCTAGAGTACTCAGAACCAGATTTTGAAAAAGTAAATTTTAGAGTTAATCTTGACGATATTAATGTTGTGTTTAATCCTGAACACACTAATAAGATGAAATTGACTGATGAAGTCTATATTAAATTAAAATATCCTACTCTAGAAGATATGAAACTTTTAGATAACGGGATTACAGAAGAAAACATATTTGAGATATTGTATAAGTGTGTAGATACTATCTATGATGATGAGAGTGTTTATACTGATTATTCTAAAGAAGAATTATTTGAATTTTTCGATAGTTTGCCTTTAGAAAGCATCAGCGTATTATCTCATTTCTTTGAGACTATGCCAGCAGTAGAACATAAAATAACTTTAAAGAATTCAGAAGGTAAAACAAAGGAGGTACTATTAAAGGGAATAAACAATTTTTTTACTTTCTGACCGGGTATAGTAATATCGCGGTCTATTATAACGTTTTATTTTCTTTAGTACATCACCATAAATACTCAATGAATGAAGTATATAATATGTACCCTTATGAACGTGACCTTTTTATAGAATTAATACTTAAACATCAAAACGAGTTAGATAAGTTAAAGAGTCAAAATGGCTAAAAAAGCACAATCTGGGGAAGATATTTTAAAAGATATCTTAGCAAATACCAAGAATCCTAAAGCAGCTAAACAAGCTGCTGCTGCCTTAGGTATTCCATCCGAAGAAGTGGTTCAGGCTGCAGCAGAAGTAGCACCTGAAACTGTCCCAGAGATTGTTAAAGAGGTAGCAAAAGAGCCAGAAGCTGCTCCTGTGCTTCCAAAGGTAAAGCCAGAAGAAGCGCCACCACCACCTAAAGCAAAAGCTCCTAAATCTAAAAAATTACCTAAACCTAAAACACCTAAGGTTGCATCACAGTCTTTTGGTGCAAAGGTAGGCAAAGGTGCATTAGGTTTAGCAGGTAGAGGCGCATTAGGATTACTCAAACTGCCATTTAAAGCACTCGGTTATGCTGCTGGTACTGCATTAAATGTAGGTAAGTTAGTAGGCAGATCTACTCTAGAAGCAGCAGGTGTTGGTGGTCTAACAAGCCTTGTATCTTCTGTAGGTAATCCGTTTAGTGGTATAGGCGGTAGAAGAAGCACTCCTAGCTCTTCACCAGCAGCAACCACTCCTACTGGCGGTGGAGATATGAATTCTCAACTACTGCAGCTAATTTTATCTGAAGTAAAAAACAATAGTGAAAACTTAAACGACATTTACAACCTTCTTATGGGATCAAAAAGAACTGATCTAGAAAATAATAGAGAAGCTTCACAGCAAAGACAAGAAATAATTAGATTGCTTAACCGTATAAATTCATTACAGAGTGGTGATGGTAAAGGTCAAAAATCTGATTTTGATCTTTCTAAACTATTAGGATTACTAAGTGTAGCTTTGCCTGCTCTTCTCGGTACATTAAATGCAGTTGCTGGTGGATTAGCAAAATTAGGAATAAAACTTGCAGGTAAAGCATTTAGTCTATTAGGTAAAGGTATCAAAGCTGGTGCAAGTATAATAGGTAAAGGTATAAAAGCTGGTGCTTCTTTTATAGGTAAAGGTGTATCATCTCTGTTTGGTTCTAAGTTAGCTACAGAAGGTGTTGAAACAGCTGGTGAAACTGCTGGTAAAGTAGTTGCAAAAGAAGCTGGTAAAGAAGCAGTTGAAGTAGCCGGTAAAACTGCTGTAAAAGAAGCTGGTAAAGAAGCAGCTGAAACTGGGGTTGAAATTGTAGGTAAAAAGGTAGCAGCAGAAGGTATTGAGGGTGCAGCTAAAACTGGGGCTAAGTCTAGTATAAAATCTATTGTAGCTAAACTGATAGGACCTAGACTTGCAAAAGGTGTTGCTAAGGGTATACCGTTTGTAGGCGCATTAGCCGGTCTTGGTTTTGGTATATCAAGAGCAATGTCTGGAGATTGGAAAGGTGCTGCTGCTGAAGTAGGTGGAGGAGTTGCTTCTATATTCCCTGGTGCAGGTACTGCTGCATCTATTGCTACTGATGTAGGTTTACTTGCAAGAGATGTGTACAAAGAAGCATATGGTGTGTTTCCAGAAGATGATCCTTTAGCAAGTCAAAGACTAGGTGAAGTAAAGAAAGAAGTAACAGATTACATCGAAGGTAATGTAAGTCCTGCTAAAGCTAATGTTCCTGCAGCTGCAGCCGCTAAAGTAGCAGCTGGAAATCCTTCTGAATTAGGTGCACCTCCATCTGCATCTGCTGGTGGACAAAATGTAAGCCCAGTAAGTAAATCATCTCCTATCATACAACAATCTGCTCAGATGGCTGCTTATCAATCTAATTCACAACCACCTGTTATTATTAATAACAACAATATAGGTGGAGGCGGAGCAAGTAACTCTGCACCACCTCCTAGAGCATCCGGTAGCGCTTCCACATCACCACCTATGACACATATTGACAGAATATTGTATGGAAACGCTTACGGTGCTGGCTATCCTTAACTATCAGCCAGTTTCTTAAAGAAGCTCAGATCATCATCATCTTCATCCCAGGGTGCTGACTCTTGTTTAGCAGCTGGAATTGAAGGTGCAGGTGCTGCACGCTGTGGTGTTGGGAATGCTTCGTCTTCATCCATTGCTGAACGTTGAGCAGGAGCACTTACTGCACCAAGAGCCTTTTCCAGGCGCATCTTAAGTTCTTCGTATGACTTAAAGTGCTTAGGATCGAGAAGCTCTTGAAGTGAATGTTGCTTACCCCAGATAGCCTTGATTGCATCATCATCGTTAGCAATAGTAGATTGTGCTTCAAACTCTGACTTATCGTAGTTGCGATAGCCTTCTACCTGACGAATCTTAAGCTTGAAGTTAGCACCATCCCAGAAGTCAAATGGATTGACTGCCTTCTCATCTGCAAATTGTGGATGCATTGCTTCATTAAGCTTATCCCAAATCTTCTTACCATACTTGAACAGGAATACCTTACCGTTGTTCTCTGGACGAGTAGGATCATTAATAACAAGAATGTTTGAGTAGTAAGAAAGACGACGCTTCTGTTTACGAACGAGGTCTTTGTTTGATTCAACACCAGAGTTCCAAAGCTTTGTGTTATGCTCAGATACTGGATCTGGTTTATTAAACGTAGTCAGACTCTTCTCGATATACCAACCACCAGGACCTTGGAACCCGTGGTCCCAAATGCGAACGAACGGCATGTCTTCACCAGCTGGGGCGGGAAGAAAACGAATGATCGCATAACCGTTTCCGGCTTTGTCGACATCTGGTTTCCAGAAGCGATCGTCGTTCGTGTTGTCTTGGGGAACTGTAGAATTGAGCTTGTTGAGCTCGGATGTGAGTTTGTCAAAGTTTGACTTACGATTTTGTTTAAGTGCTTCGAAATTGGTAGTCATAATATTCTCCGTTGTGTTACGATATATTAATTGTATGTGACGTTGTATAATACTTCAACTAAATTTATTGCGAAGTATTGCACAATATTTATCTTTCTCGTAGGAAAGAAAAGGATATAACTTCTTACAGTTCAAGGCTATTTGTGGCCATAATACTGGATCAGTAATTTCTTTGTTCCATTTACTAAAGAAACGAACACAGTCTTGTATGATGATGAACGTTTCTTTTGTAATCTTTTTGCGTGTGAGTAGAGTGAGAAGATAGGGATAGTCACCTGGTTTTACTTCAAAGTTAGCATCAAAGTTCTCAAGAAGATTATCTATATCACCTTCGAATGTGTACTGTAGAGTCTGTTTACGTCTCAAGAACTCATTATACTTCATCTGCTGATCTAAACCAAATAGATCACCTACCCATAGTTTCTGATTCTCTGAAAGATTAGCAACTAAGAACGTAAGAGGATCTTCATGCTTAGATAATTTATAGAACATATATTTGTCTTTACGAGTTTCAAATGTATGTTCAGATACTCTTACTTTACCATTATATTTAAAAAAATCGTAAGAGGTAGTTGTAAAATGATTCTTAATTGCTGTATAGAGTTTATAAGCTTCAAAAGGACTCATATAGGAAGACGTGCGCTCTTTTTCATTAAATTTAAATTTTCTGCTTCAAACTGTATCTTTGCTTTTAATACAGCACTCTGTCTTATTAAAACAGCAGCAGTTTCTATTTCAATATTATTTGATTCACAGTAATGTAGTACTGCATCAAAAAAGTTTAAATTTTTGTTAAGGACTAGTTTATCTATTTCCTTAACAAAGTCTGAAGATGACTTTATGTTATTAATTTTCATATTACAACCTATGTAAAAAAGTGTGAGGTGTTTCTGTTTCCAAGCACACCTCACGAAGCTCATGTGACTCAGGCTGCTAGAGCGTAAGCACCATATGCATTGTTATCGTTTGCATTTACGAGTTTGCATCTGTCTCGATCTTGTCTTTACTGCACCCGTCGATCCTAGTTCGCCCCCATCATAGATACACTATTGCTAAACAATGTAACTATGGTGGAGGCGGCGGGTACTGCCCCCGCGTCCAGTATGCCTATTTCACTAGATGTCAACGACATCAGCTCTTTATTTATAGTATGTTCTAAAATATAAATCAACTATTTTATTCCGTAAAGTGGAGATAAGAACTTAACAGATACTTATCATTAGATATAGGAGGATTACCTTTATGTGGGTACATCCATAAAGGAGGAAACATAAAGAGACTTCCTTTTTTAGGTTTTAACTTTAAGTCAATATTAAGGAATTCAGTCTCACCACCTTCTTCTACGTCGTTTAAGTACCAGAAGAAAGCAAAGAATCTTTTACTAGTTTTTAATTGACCTGCATCTATATGTTCTGCAAATTGATCTATACCATCGTTTTTATAATGCTTAATTCTAAATTCTTCAAAGCCGTACTTAGAAGGCCAATGTTTAGTTTCTTTAACTATACTCTTATAAGCTTTAATAGACTCTAATGCTTTTTCTTCTAAGTATGAATGTAGAGGTAAATTAATATCTTTATGTGAAGTGAAATTTAATTGAGTAAAATTTGGTGTGGAGTTTCGATCATAACGCTCATGTAATTGTTCGTTTTCATGAAACATTTTAATAATTTCATCACATACCTCTGGTATAAGTGCATTATCAAACATTGCACAATAATCAATTAAAAACATTTACACACCATATCTTTCTTTGTATTGTTTTCTTACTTTTAATAAATCATCGATATAATGATCTCTCCGGTCTTCAAACACTTGTGGTTCTTCATCATCTACTGAAATAAGAATAACAGTTCTGTTTACTGGAATTTGATATCTCTCTTCATACATGATTGCATATGCAGCTGCTTGACAGAAGTAGTTAGTAATATATTCTCTGTTCTTTGCTTTCCTTGCTGTCTTAAAATCTATGATAGCAAGTTTACCTTTCCATTCTGCAACACAATCAACAGTACCTGCCATTTCTAGATAATCAGAATACAATCTTGTCTCTTGTAGATGAATATTATCAACATAATTATCTAGATATGGTTTTAGTTCATTAAAATTTATTGCATCGTTATAATTATACTTGCTAGTGTCAATATCGCTGTTATTAATATAATCCTCACATAGCTGGTGGAAGCGAGTGCCGCGTCCAGCTGCTGCTGAACTGATTTTATTTGCCTGCTCTTCACCGACTTTTTGACGCCATTCTTTAATAGCACGTTCATTCATAATACCTGTTACAGTTGTTACTGATGGATATAATGCACCGGTAGATGTTTTATAGTATCTACCGGTGTCTGTATTTACTTGTTCTAGTACATCTTCCTCAAGGGTCTTTTGGAGGTGTGTGAAGTGCTTGCGCTGGGCTAAAATGTCCTGAAGTCGCATTATGTATTATTCCGTTCTCAATTATGTTCTTTTTAATTATAAAGTCTTTTACTAGCCCAGATCTTACAATATCGTTCTCTACAAATTCAATACATGAAAAATACTTAGGCATTCTATCTAGTATCTTCATAAACTTATGAATACCTTCTCTTTCATCATCCCATTTTAGATCAGATTGTCTATAATCTCCACAGATAATTATCTTAGAGTTTTGACCTACACGTGTAATGATTGTGTTTAATTCTTGGTATGTCATGTTTTGACATTCATC